TCAATTAACAGATGCAGAAAGACCAAAAGAAATAGAAAATGGCTGATCAAAAAGACGAACAAGCATTTGAGGCTATGGATAAGTTAACCAGAGATAAAAGACTCTTTGAAAGAAATACTGAGTTTTATCAAAGCCATCCAAATTGGAGAACAGAGCTAAAACTTAAAAATACAGATATCATTACTCCTCTTGGTAAAAAGTTATATATTGACCAGTTTAATGAATTTCACTCTGAAATAACAGAGACAATGGGTATAAACATTGAGGGAAAGGATGTATATGTAAATGTACCCACAATATTAGGAGGAAATATTGTAGATCCTGACTCATCTCTAGATATAATATTAAAGAATGATGGTAAAGATCCAGAAACTGGTGAAAGACTTATTTTTTATGAAACAGAAAAAAAGGCAGTAGAAGAAGCTAAGAATAGGATGAGAATTCAAAATAATGATGAAATGTTATTGAAAATGGAAATGTATAGAAAAAAATTAAAAGAAAATTAAATGGCTAATGGTGTAGATAATAAAGTATTTGATATGATGGAAGCTGTTGTTGATGAAACGGCTGTTGATTTTTCTAAAGAAATTCTAGGGCGAGCATTGCCACGTAGTGCTGCTGGAAAAGCAGTTATTCAAAGTGATTTTGAAAAATCGATTTCAGATAAAAGATTAACTGTTGGGCAAATAAAAGCTAATAAATCATTTGATAAATTTATGGAACAATTAAATACACATTATGATGGTTTAACGGAATTAGAAAGTAATAAAATAAAAGAATTGTGGATAGCAGGTGGAAATCCGATTATTAATATACAGAAAAAAGGGACTAAAGGTTTTAGCGGAGATACAGACAGAGCATCTTTTTCAAATTTACCAGTAGGAGATGAATTTTGGAAACATACAGACCAAGTTAATATTTTTGAGCATGACCTTTTAGATGATTTTTTAGCAGAAATATCTCATTCAAAGAAATATGCTAGAAAACCAAATGAGAAAAAAGAGGAATGGATTAAAAGACGTGAAAAATTACAAAAATTAATAAGAGAAGAAGATATTTCATATAAAGAAAAAAGATATGGTGAAATAAAAGATGGTAAAAAATATTTTCCAAAAGAAGTTGCTTATGGTAAAATATATAGTATTGGTGAAAAAGATGGAAAAGAGATTGCTGTAGATGAGGAAGGAAATTTTTATCCAGATATGAAAATACCACAATGGCAAATTTCTTATAATGCTGAGGGAAGGGAAACAGGTCGTTCAAGAAGTTTATCATGGGGTTATCCAAAAGCATTAATGACTGAATTTAACCCAGAAACAAGATTGGGTATTGGTGGTGAAAAGCTAACTCAAGAGTTTGAGGCTCATAGCGTTGTGGAAGATTCGTTATGGAATGTGTTAAAGAAATCAGGTCTTTTTTCTAAAAACAATTACATTGAAAAAAAATAGAAAGGAGATAGATATAATGAGTGAAAAATCTAAAGAAGAATTGAAGAGGCTAAGAAAATTAAGGATAAACAAATGGTTGAATAAAATTATACCTGATGAAGAAGAAGGTCAAACTTATTTTCAAATTGATGAAGAGGGATACACTAGAATGTTTAAGAAAGAGTATGGGGAATATTGGTATTGGAATGACTCTAGACACACATGGATGCAAGATAAGAAAAAGAACAGATATCTTAGTAGAGAGAGAAGTCGGAAAATAATGGAACAAGGAGAAGATGATTTTAAAGTAGAAAGTAAGATTATAAACGCAATAAAGGATTTATAGAAAGGAGATAGATATGCCAAAAGTAGGAAAGAAAAAATATCCATACACATCAAAAGGCAAAGCTGCAGCTAAAAAAGCAGCTAAAAAATCTGGCAAGAAAGTAAAGAGAAGTTATTGAAAATAGTTGAAGTACTTGAATTTATAATATGTATTATATTATTTGGTGTTCTTGCTATAAGTTATTCAAGTTGTGAGGATAGATACCTTACTGTAGAACGTAGGGTAGTAGATACTGATAATAGAATACCTATATATTTTTGGGCTGAAGCTGAACAAGCAGGTGTTAATACCTGGAAACCTGTATTTACGTATTATATATATTCATTAGAAGAAGGTGAGTACGATGCATACTTTCATGCATATGTAGTAGATGATAATGATTCGGTCCTATGGGTAGGTGTTAAACCTATTAGAATCGAAGGTGGAAAGAAAATTTGGGGAGAGTATGTATCAGAAGCAGAGTTTTCTCCATATATGATGCCTAATATTATTCCAATGGCATATGTAAGTGTTAGTTCTGATTAAAAATTGTTTATAACTTATACATTTTGACTTATTAACCTTTAATTTTGTATAATAAGGTACGTTAAATGGCTAATTTTAACACAAAAAACGTTTCAAAAGCTGAAGAAGAGCTAAAACTTGCACATGAAGACTTAATTGCGTTTGGCAAGTTGTTCTTACCTGATGACTTTATGCGAAGTGAGACACCTTTTTTCCATTATGAGGTAGCAGATGCAGTTGATGATAGAAGTATTAGACAATTAGCAGTAATTCTTCCTAGAGGACATGGAAAAACAGTTCTTACCAAATGTAGTATTATGCATGATTTTGTTTTTACTCAAGAACCATTATTTTATGGTTGGGTTGCAGCTAGTTCAAAGATATCCGTTCCTAACCTTGATTATATTAAATATCATATTGAATATAATGATAAAGTGAGGTATTATTTTGGAGATCTAAAAGGTAAGAAATGGACTGAAGATGATATTGAACTTACAAATGGTTGTAAACTTATTTCTAAATCAAATCTTTCTGGTATAAGAGGTGGAGCGAAACTCCATAAGAGGTACGATCTCATTGTATTGGATGACTTTGAAGATGAAAATAATACTATTACTCCTGAAAGTCGTGCGAAAATCTCTAACCTTGTTACAGCAGTTGTTTTCCCTGCTCTTGAACCGAAAACAGGAAGATTAAGAATAAATGGAACTCCTGTTCATTATGATGCATTTATACAAAAGATTTTAGTAGGATATGAACAATCATTGAAAAGAGCAGAAAAATTTAGTTGGAATGTAATAACATATAAAGCATTACAAGAAGATGGTACTCCTTTATGGTCCGATTGGTTTGGACTTAAAGAGATGGAAAGAAAAAAGAAATTCTATCAGGATTCAGGTACCCCACAAAAGTTTTATCAAGAATATATGATGGAAGTACAAAGTGCAGAAGATGCGATATTTACTAGAGATCATATAAAATATTGGGATGGAAAGTTTTATATAGATGATGAAACTGGTTTATCTTTTATTGATGCTAATAATCAAGGATATGAACCTTGTAGTGTATATGTTGGAGTAGATCCTGCTACAGATTCAGCAAGGAGAGATTCCGACTTCTCTGTTCTTATTGCTGTAGCAGTTACTCCAGATAATAATATTTATGTTCTAGATTATATTAGAAAACAATCTATACCTGTACTTGGTATACCTGGAGAAAATAAATTGGGAATTGTTGATTATATGTTTCAATATGCAAAATCTTATAAACCAAATTTATTTACAGTAGAAGATACTACGATGAGCAAACCTATATTTCAGGCACTTAATTCAGAAATGAGAAGAAGAAACGATTTCTCTGTTGGATGTAAAGCAGAAAAGCCAGGAAATAGAATGAGCAAGAGAGATAGGATACAAGAGATATTAGCTCAAAGATTTTCTATTGGACAAATACATATTAAAAAAACACAATATGACTTGCATAGAGAGATAACAACTTTCGGACCAAGAATGGCTCATGATGATACTATAGATGCATTAGCTTATGCTTGTAAGTTTGCTAATCCACCTATGGGTGCAGGTAAAGATAAAAAAGGTAATTGGTATAAAAAGAAACCTAAAGCAAGAGATTGGGTGGTTGCATAATGACATCAGTAATAACATCAAAGAACTTATCTGTTAAAGATACAAGTAAATTAAAAACAGGTAATATGAAAAGAAAGTATAGTACCTCTAAAAGAAAAAAGAAGAAGAGAAAAAATGGCTAAAAAGAAAAAAGTAGATCAGATAAGAGAATTATATAATTTATCAAATAATTGGACTCGTAGTCAATGGCAATTCGTTAATCAAAAAGGATATGAATTTGCTCATGATGAACAGCTTTCTTATGAAGAGAAATCTGCTCTACAAGATCAAGGTATGCCTACATTTACAATTAACAGAATATTACCTGTAGTTGAAATGTTAAATTTTTATGCAACTGCTAATAGTCCTAGATGGCAAGCTATTGGAGTAGAGGGAAGCGATTCAGATGTAGCAGCAGTATTTTCAGATCTTTCTGATTATATATGGAATTTATCTGATGGATCTGCTTTGTATTCTAATGCTATAAATGATGCTATTACTAAATCAATTGGATATGTATTAGTTACTGTAGATCCAGATAGAGATAATGGTATGGGAGAAGTAATTCTTAGACAACCTGAACCATTTGATATTTATGTAGATCCTAAATGTAGGGATATGATGTTTAAAGATGCATCATATGTACTTATAAGAAAAGTTCTTCCTAAAAGTCATGTTGTAAAATTATTTCCACAACATAAAAGAAAAATTAATGCTGCGTCATCTATAGAGGGAGATGATTCTTATTCAGAAAGATCAATATCAGATAAAGAACAAAAACTTTTCTTAAGAGATGATTCTACTGCAGAGGATATGGGTGTCGATTCTTCTGGACAGCATGAAGCAACATTAGAATTATTTGAGTTATATGAAAAAATAAAAATTTCTTATATGAATGTTTTTTATAGGATACCTCCTAATGAAGAACAGTTAAAAGCTATTCAACAACAGGTTCAAGTAAGAATGAAAGAAATGGCTGCTGAGATGGAAGTACAGCTTATGGAGCAGGAAAAACAAATGCAACAAGCTGTGCAAGAAGGTAAAATGATTCCTGAAAGATATGAATTGGAGATGAAGAAAGCACAAGATATGATGCAGCAACAACT